ACGGACTTCGAGAAGCCGATGAACGGTTCCTGATAGACGGCCACACGTATCTTCGGGTCGGCAGCCATCGCCTCGTTCTTCATGCCTGTCTCCTTGAAGAGGGCATCGTAGGCACCCACGCTGCCTGCCTTGTGGTCCTGCATGGAGCTCGCCCAGTTCTTCTTGGCGGTCAGGCGCCCGGACTTCGGAACGTTGTCGTACATCAGCACACAGTTCTTGTCCGTGGTACCGTCGGCATAGGTCGCGATGGAGGCTATCTTGTTTCCATCAGCGTCCTTCAGCCCTTTCATCTTAAATCTAATATTCCACTCCAGGTATTTTTTGGAAGATGTACCCTGGCCTTCCACCAGCAGATTGGTAAGCGTGAAGTTCCTCTCCGGCTTGTCCTTGAAGAAGACTTCCAGATTACCCGCCACGCCCGAAGGGTTCATCAGGTTCGGGAAAGGCTTGTCTACCACAAACACGTTGTACAGCAGCTTCGTGGCATTGAAGTCGATATTCACACCCTCACCGTCCAGCACGAGGTTGACGTTTTTCTCCGCAAGCTTCTCGTCGGTGGTCACCAGCTGGTTGATATAGTTCTTCTGTACGGCTTCCGAAGGCAATGCACTGTCGTAGACACGCAGCCCGTACAGGTAGAGGTTGGCATAATCGCTACCCAGCACAATCTTGCCGTCATTGCGGAAGTAGTCGTTGTTCTCGTAGGCATACTGCCGGTTCTTCTTGCCGTTGATGTAGATGGCCACAATGTTGAACCCTGCATTCCCGTAGGCATCGGGCATCACGACTACTGTCAGGCGGATACGCACACCGTTGTCTATAGGTACGTCCTGCGTCGAGCTCTCCTGCATGGACTGGGAGAAGAAGGATACGTTCTCGCCCGACACGCGCAGGCCTACGTTGTTATCCGCAATGGTGATGATGTCCTTGCTGGCATCCGAGGGATTCTCCACCTTGAAGTCGATTTCGATGGTCTTGCCCCGGCGGGC